GCAGCAGTCATTGCCTGGAAAAGTTGCTCCTTCGTAATGTCAGCCGAAGGATCCAGACGTTTGATAGCGGTATAAACTTCATCGGTAGAAAACCAATGGGTAGTATGACGAGCGTCCGGAGCCGGACGATAGGTTGCTTGCAATCCAGCAATATAGATGCTGATATTGGTGATTTTCTGTTCTTGATTATCCATGATTAATAGGTTTTTTAAAAGATGAAATATGTTGTGCAAGGTAACGGAGATTGCGCACAATGCGGATACATTCTTTATCTGAATTCAATGCTTCATGCGTATTTTCATCAATAACGATATCAATGATCTCGTTGATTTGATTCAAAGTTTCATCAACATAGTTTTCTTGCTGAAGAAACTTAATGGCATTAATCGCTTCAGAAGTAATTACAGCTCCATCAATGTTAGTGGTCATGGTCAACCTCCTTTTCTTTTTTAAGTGCACCCTGTAATAAAAATACCACTTCTTCAGATTCTTCACGATTGAACGCTACAATTTCGTTTCCATCAATTTTGATTAAAAATAATTCAGATTTGCCATTGATCCGATAGGTTTCAATCTTATCAACAGCTAATTTCTTGCCTGAAGTCATGATTGACCTCCTCTCTGACTATCAAGTAAAATGGTCTCCTTAGAATTATCTTCTGAAAATGCGTATGTGCTTTTTACAATGCAATAATTGAGATTAAATACAGTATCAGGACATCCACACGACATTACCCTCGCAGAGATACAACCGGAAATTTGACTGTTATCGCCACTAAAAATGATTGGTTTAAGTTTGGGATGTTCAGCATTAATTTCATTTACCTTAGCTTCAATTTCCATTTTCAAGGCATCGAGAGAACATTCATCCAGGATAAGAATGTGTTCGAATCGCCGGATCCAGTCAACGAGTTTCTTCCAAGCCCGGTTTTTAGGTGAGATGATAGAAAGACTGCTTGTGAAATACATCATGACTGACCTCCTTTCTGCATGGAAATGGTTAAATACTGACCTCGAGCGAGGCGAATGGAGGTGGTACCGTCATCGGAACGGTTTACGAAAAACTCGCTACCTTCTTGAGATAGCATGCCTGAAAGCTCACTTAAGAATGTTTGGAGCTTAGACACCGGAACTTTACCGGATTGGGATTTCTTTTTCATACGAATCATGTTTTGACTTTTAGGCATAAAAAAACGGTTGCCATTTCCCGTTCGTCAAAACATGATTCGTAATCCCGAAGGCTTAAGAATTGGGAAAGAGGGCAACCGCCATTTCATATTTAACATTTTCGTGACATCACAAAAATGATAGAGTATGGGCATAAAAAAAGCCCATCGAATTTCGTGGAGCAATTAACCGAAGCTCACCGGGATTATATATAATCATGTTTTGACTTCTGCAAAGATGGGGATAAAATTTGAATTTGCAAAAAGAAATGCGGAGTTTTTCAGGCTCCGCACTATAAATCAAAGTTTTGAAATATACTCGTTGACTTTATTAAAATCGATAGTTAAATCGACTATCTTGAGATATTCTCCATACCGTGCTTCAATTCTCTTCTGTACATCCAGTCTATCAGGTACATTCAAATAAAACCCACGAGCACAATCAGAATCGTGCATGATAGCTTTCAGAAGAACGTCCCTCGCTTTCTCTATCTGGCCAGTGCTACAGTAAAGACTGAACGATGCCTGCCAGGGCTGGGGAACATTTACGCTCTTTTTTATCGCTGAGACATTGACACACAAAACGAAAAAACAAATCAGAATAATGATACTAAGTATCACAGAAATAATTTCTAAATTCATATCCTATTTTTTAAGATTCAACAGACCTCTATCTAAACAAATCCTTATGCACATCCTCAATTTCAACAGAAAGAACTTTTGCATTCAGCATCCGTCCCAATTCTTGTACTGCATCGCCCGCATATTTATCTATTATAAAAACTTTTTTGTTTCTATAATCAAAATGCTCTGACAATATTCTATTGATCTCTTCATCCTTTGCACCATAACCTATTATTATTAGCATTTCAGACTTTTCCAGATTCTTTTTAAACTTCTTAAATATTTTTTTATATAAGAATGGCTCTTTATAACGAAGAATTTTAGACGTTGTACCGGTTAAAAAGTCCGCATGGTAAGTAAAAGGAAAATCTTCATATTTCTTTTTACTTCTAAGCCCACGACGCAAATCAGAAACAGACATATTTTGACGTATTTTTACATATTTATCAGGCAAGAGCGTTGCCCCTTTACTCCGATAATACAAAACATAATCCAAACTACCATGTAATTTATATAGTCTTATAGAAGTATTATAATACCCAGTATATCTTTCCAAACGACAATTATAATGAGCTTCTTTTACTTTAAGAACACCATAATATTCGGACCCATATTCATCAAAACCATCCGAGATTTCCCCATTTATAAAATCTGTTCTATTTAAAGATTCAAAAAATAAATCATGGTTAAGAGTATGTACATTAATCACATAATCTCTCGACAACTCTCCCAAATACTTCAAAATTCCAGTATATCCTTCATAAGTTCCCCCAGGAGCCGGTATATCATCATACCATCTTTTCCCTTCACCATCCTTTAGTAAATAAGATACCATCTGATTATAAATGTTAGGAATCCCATTGATAAGCCCTCTATAGTCAAGATATTGGGTGAGATAATCAGTAGCCAATTTTTCATATTCAATATCAAAAATAGCCTCACTTTTTATGAAGTCATAGAATTGTTCATAGTCAAAACCTCCATGCTTTCCATTATAATATTGAATTAATCTATTACAAAAGTCATACTGTCTTTCATAATCACTCATATATCCTCCCATAACATGAAAATTAGTTTTTTTCCCTATTTCACTAACAGCAAGTCTCCCTGCTGGTGAAAAATTGATAGGTTGATCTGAAAAATTCAGTAAACTTTCATTAACCTTATTTCCTATTGGATACCCTTTAGGAGCTGAAAAACCAGCACCTAACAAAAATGAAATAGATTTCCTCTGTCCTAATGGAATCATTTCAGCTATTTCATCTCCCAAATCAAGTTCATCAATAATCTTTTTCATATATAAAAAATAAGGTGAGTATTTACGACAATACCCTAAATAGGCTTGTCTGATTTATAATAACTGAAATCTTAGCTTTGAATGAAGTTGTTTAAAAAGAGAAGACATCCCTGTGAGGATGTCTTCTCTTTTTAAACAACTTCATTTATCTAAACTTTCTAATTTCATTAGAAATAACAATTGACTTATTTTTGATTACATCTGCAACCGTATTTTTAGTAGCAGAGCTTTCATAGAAATAACTTGCACTATATGAATTTGTTTTTAATTCTATTTTTGGGCTATACCCACTATTTGAAACTTTATTTATATTTGTTTTCATAACAATTTATATTTCATGTTGCCAACCTTCCGATGTCCTATTATCATTTAAAGTCATTTGAGACGGAACTCCTGGAGGAGTAGGGATCATCTGCCTCTCTAAGACACCACCACTTATAAAGACATCCGTTCCATTTTCTAATGATTCTATTATTCCTCTCCTAAAAGAGTACGGAACTCTATCTAATCCATTAAGTATTATAGCTGGATTAAAAGGAACATCCAATTCTAATTCTTTACTTATATCATCATAAATAGCCTTGATAATATTATATTCATCCATTGATGGCTTTTCAATAGGTAATCCTAAACTTTCACTTGCTTCTTGTCTACGGATGGAATAATCATGACTTCCGGATTCACTACATAAGAATTTGACTATTGCATCTTCTTTATCTTGTTCAAGATGCTGCCATTTCATCAGCTTTCTTGCCAACATTTGTATTTGGCTTTTAGACTTATAAACCTGTCCCAATGTTAAAGGGTGAATCTTTTCTGATAAATTCAGTAATATATCAGTCATATTCCTCTGGTCAGTAATTCCAAAATCTTTCTTAGCCATTTCAATATATGCATTGACATATTCTACGCTTACAGGAACTTTAGCATTGGGATCAGCTATGCCTGGTATAGCTGGATTTAATGGACCATTAACACTTGGATCAATTGGCCCCAACATGGCTTGTTTAGTCATTACTATATTGTCTGCTCCTAAACAAATCAAAGTGCCTGAACTAAAACAATTAGAGGGTATTATAATTTCTAATTGCTGGCAGAAACTTCTAATTAGGTTTACCAAACTCCATGCAGCTAACGTATCTCCGCCATTAGTATGCAGGTATAATGAAATTTTATTTGTGTCGCCAATTTTGTCCAAATGTTCGGAAAATCTTGACAACACGTCATTAGCTATTTGAGTTTCAAGTCCCTGTCTGGTTCCCGTGACATAAACCAATAGCTTGGAATTTCTTTTCTCCTCTAATTGCTTATATAAATCTAATCTATCTGCTCGCATATCTATATACTTGTAATTTCATACAAACTTACGAAAATATTTTCATTTTGATGTAGTATCAACGGGATAAAAGCATAAAATGTTGTTCAACAACATAATTTTTATTGATATAACTCCCAAAGTTATCAAATATAGAATAAGGAAAATTTGTAAATATGAATAGGACAATTATTTCAATCGAAGTACAAGACCACGGTGGTAAAGAGGCTAATATCATCGTCAGAGGAGGACGAAACAATCAGATTATGTTTGAAGGGCAATTTGATTATAAAGATGAAGAAAAACATTCCTTGTGTCTACATCTTCTGAAGGAACGATTTATAGAAAAATTTCCGAAACTTGGTTATAGTTTGGGCATCGTCTGTATTCGTAAACTATTCAATGATATTACGATACGGAGTAAAATGAAAACTGGTTCTGATTAATATTTCCATTTTATTTTTCAATTTCTTAATAATTAAACAATAATCAGTTTCAGAGTTAAGCATTAATTTAGTTTACAGTATTAAAATGATACTGAAAAAAATACAAATAATAAAAAAGCCCTCACCCATTGTGAAGGCTTTTTCTTTTTAAAGATACGTTTTTAAAAGCGATGCTTCCTCAAGAGGAGAGCACTTTTCTTTATTCGTTCACTCAAATCAAGCAAACTATTTGATAATAAATCAATTTCTTCGTCAGTAAAGGATGCAGCCTTGTTGTTGACATGATATCCATTCATACGTTGACTAAACCAAGAGCGTGACTTCTGGAAGTATTCTTCCGCTATATAAGACCAAGTAACAGCAGGAACTATGTCGTTCAACGCTTGCTTGAAATCATATTCATCAATTAACGCTTGTGACTGATCAATTGTTTCCTGAGCTTTATGCTGAAGAGATTCAGCATATTCTCGCATTTCCTCCTCTGTTTTACCTGACAGCGTTTGGCCTATCTTACCCCGGAACTGCTCCCGTTGCTCGTCAGTATCCAACTGGAGAAACTCACTCAACAAATTATCTATTTCTCTACTTGCTTCCATAACAATAAGTATAATTTAGTTTTTAAAGCACCCCCTCAATACATGAGGGGGTTAATGTTAACCTTTCAGTTTTTTGAGGAGAACTATCAACTTATCCAGTTGAATATCGATCAGCCTCTCTAACTCTCTTCGTGGGTATCCTTGCTTTAGCAATTCCTCCGCATTCAGAGCATAAAACAGCAAGCAGCGCTTTACATGTTCTATGTGAGCCTTTAGCTCTTCCTGATTGTCAAACATCGCTTTAAAAACGTAATGCAAATATAATAAACATTTGTTTATTGGCAAAACATTTGCAGATAAATCTACTTTCAAATTGATTATTTAACACTTACATAACCCAATGCTAATAAATCATCCAGGAAGTGCTCCGTTGAATCGGCACGAACGGTATTCCCGGACTGGTCGTGGTATCGATCGGCAAAGTGGTACATGTATTCCTGGTCAGTACATTCGGAATCGAAACGGCTGCTCTGACGGAGTTTGGAAACAAAATCGGTGGCGCAAGTGGCGGTAATTGTACCGCCGTCCTGCAATGTGTAGGTCTTATTCATTATCTGCTAAGTTTTTTTGTTCTAAGTTTGAAATATGTTTTTTGGTCATCGGTCAGGAAAGGCAGGTTTGCCAAAGCTGCTCCGGTGGCGATATTGGTATGCTGAGCAAAGGTAATCATATTGCTGATAAAGTGTATCCAATTTTCCATTTTCGTATAGTTGGTTGTTCCACCATGCTGGCGAAACTCAACCGTGCGGTGACGTGAGTAGGACTCAAGGTTCAGTTTGTGGTAGCGGTCACCTCCGAAAGCGTTCTGTAAATCTCTAAGGCTGCCGGCATCCTGAATCCGCTGTTCTGTTATGGATTGTAGCCCTCTGCAATAGTGGTTATTGCGTCGAGATGGAGGCATAAAAGCGTCAATTATACGTTCAGCTCTCCGGTAGGTAAGTATAAGGTTCTTCCAGGTGCTAAGGGTAAAGTTGGCAGCGTCCATGTGGATGTGAAGCCCGCAGGAGTCGTTTACCTTTACCTCGCAATAGTCAAGCACCCAGCAAACTTTCTGTAGCTCCCGAAGGCCGGCCTCTCCCTCAAGTATCGGGCTTACAAGTTCAAAAGTATTCGATCCCGAAAGGCTGCCGTCTGTTACCAGTTTCCAATGATTTCGGGTATCGTGGTTGTATCCTTCTACTGCTACGCTTATGCCGGCTTCCCTAAGTTCTCGAGCGAGGCGTTCGCGGGTGCAGTTATAGGCTTCAATCTCAACCCCGAAGCGACGGTTGAAAGTATAATCAATCTCCGGAAGGTTATTTGGTACTACTTGGTTGCTGGGTTGGAAAGTTCCGGCTTCAATCATCCGCTTGTAGACGTTTTGAACAAAACCGTAGTTTCCGTTGGTTACCAGGTCGGCAACCTGGCGGCGAGTTAAGCCTAAAAGAAGCAATTGCTGTATCTTGCTTGTCTTCGTTATTCTTTGGTTAAGAATGTTTGTAATCTGCTCGTTCATAATGCTTTATCCTTTATTATTATACAGCTAAGATAACACTATAAGTGCGGACATCGTAGTGATTACTCCTTTATTATCAAGAAGTTAGCTTTGTTTAGCTGAAGCTAAAAAAGGATAGAAAAGGGTCCGGAATGTAGGGTTCCGGACCTTCAAAAAACAATTACCAGTTGAGTTGCTCCACAATATCTTGTGGTAAATAGTCATTTCCATATAAACAAGTGGCTATATAAACTCTATTACCATCTTCACTTTGTGCCAATTCTTCACCGGCTTTCTTTTCTAATGGAAACTTGGGCTGATACGCAATATAAACTTCTGCTTCGGGATTCATTCCTTGTAATTCAATGATTAATTCTTCTACTGTCATAACGTTGTTTATTTTATTATTATACAGCTAAGATAACACTATAAGTACGGACATCGTAGCAATTACCACTTTATTATCAAGAAGTTAGATTTGTTTAGCTGAAGCTAAAAAGGATAGAAAAAAGCTCCGAATCTCACGATCCAGAGCTAATAAATATACTTCGTTTTCATTATTAATAATGAAAAAACTGTTATTGATGCACAAATATACTATTTATTTTTTGACTTAAATATCAGCCAACAGACAATAATAATAGCCATTATCAGACCACCGAATGCCCAGCCACCAAGCTCCATCTTCATAGACTCCCAACGAGTTAGCTTCCTTTCAACGGGATAAGGCACCTGAACTGAATCAACCTTAACGAATGAATCCACCCGATTAATGAATAGGTACTTATACTGATATAGGTATTTATCCGCAAAAACAGTATCTCCCTTGATGTAATACCGAACAGAATCCTTCAAGTAAACACTGTCGTGTTGTAAACGATCAATGTAACGATATTCAGTCTTTATTTTCTCGACAGGCACGTATTGAGTACGGCAAGAGGAGAAACATGTTGCTGACGCCAGCAAGATGATCAAGAGACAGACCGGGAGTTTCATAGTAAATCCCATCCCTGCTCGACATCCGCCATGACAGCTGGTACACCATTTTCAACTTGGCTAATTGCAGCAGCAAAAGCACACATAGTAGATTTGTCGTTAATATCTGGAACGTATGTTGACGGAACTTGCATTTCGCTGCACACACGAGTGATGTATCCGGAAGTGTTGTTCTCGCAGGGAGGTGCCCAACGATTAATAAATTCAGCAATCGTCTGCCGATTGTGCAATCTACGGTAGTTCTGCAGTAACTTGATTAATGCCCGATAGCCATAAGCCATAGAGCTAAACTGTTTGAAACTCTTGTCCTGGCTCGGAATAACTTCTCCTTGCCATTTATCCCGGTCATGACGAATGTTGCCAGGATTGCAATTACGTAAACCTCTACTCATAATTAATAAGAATTTTACTTTAATATATCATTAATATTTCTCCCTAATTTCCTCTCCATTTCACCTCTGAGTTGTGCACGAAACAGCGATATAAAGGGAAAATTGGGAGCGATGATAAGTATACTGGCAGAGAAGCTCCATACTTCACAGGCACCGGCAAGACCGGCAGCAACAGAAGTAACGGCTACACTGGCATGAAATATCTGCTCGATCATGTAAACCGAACAAAGGCAACTGGCATAAATGGCTACCTTTTTACACGTTTCTCTTCCAGCCTCGGAATAGGCAAACTCTCCTTTCTTCAGTGATACGGCAATACCCCACCCCAAATCAATAAGGACAAGAATTCCAACTACAGCAAAAGGATACCAAGCAGGTGCAAAGAAATGGGCTATAAAGATGACAACTGTTGATAACCAGCCATAAACAGTGCTCAGAATACGCTGAAGATGTTCAAGGAGTGATTTAATAATAATGTCCATATCTTTTCTTTTTTGACAAAATTACTATCGAAGTATCATGACCGAAAGGACGCCATCCGAGCTTTGACATTGAACAGATCAGAAGCATCAGCCTCGAACATCATGGTCCATCCGATGGATTTTAGCTCTTTGGCCACGAACGGGATGATATCAAGACTTTTTATACTCGATCGGTTTAACCAAGGGACCTTCCCACTTTCTGCATCAAACAGAAGATGGGCACACAGGGTGTTCAGATATTCAAGGCAAGTGTCTGAAGAGATCGCTTCTTCTACAAGATCCGAGGAGTCTGATAGTTTCATTGCGATTGTGGCTGCCAGCTTCTGGGTATCTTCGATTGAGTTCCTGTTGTCACTCCTGGAAGAGAACTCACCATAATCAATAAAGAGATAAATACCCAACAGAGTATCAATGCGGGCTTTGACAGACTCAAAAGACTGTCCAAAAACATACGACTGAATTGCAGGGATCAGCGGATCCGGCATAGCCAAAATGGTTTCTTTCAATTCGGCATATTGCGCTTGTGAACTACTACCATTGTTAAAGATGGAAAGCACGCCCTCTCTTGAGGGATACTTTGCGAAGTAAGAGAATAAATCAAGTATCATAATATTTGGTTAATGATATGGAGTGGTAAGCCTGTTTCTTTCTCAATGTCTGCCTTTTCCATTTTCATCGCATCCATACTTCGAACGGTTTCAATGATCTTCTTCCGGAGGATAGTCAGGTACTTAATAACATTCATCTGCTCGACAGCTGTAATATCACCCAGTCCATCATTACTCAAGTTATACAGTGACTCCAGTGCACCAGTGCGAATGGCACTGCATTTACCTTCTTTCGCTGCAGTCAGTAAACGAAAGTCTGTTTGAGTAAACAGGTAATTGTTGAAAGCCTGAAAATTGAAGGCAATAGCTTGTAATTCATCCTCTGGAAGTTTTGCGAACACTGTAGCCAACCGGTGAGCACCTTCTGAAGTGTATGTACCTGTATTATATAGGATTGCTGCCAAGAGTGGAAGCATGTCTACAGACTTACCTATCAGGGTACGGGCCTCAATGTATTGCAATGCCGTTAACGAGCAGGTCAGGACATTGAAATTGGTATCGATGGAATATGCTGAATAAATATCGTCATCAATAACCACTGCCGGAACCAGCTGCTTGCAAAAGCAACAATCAAAGGCAAATTTATAGTCCAAGCGTGAGAGATAGCGTGCGATGGGGAGACAAGTTAGTCTTTCCGGAGGAGTCTTTTTGCAAAGTTTTCTGGTTTCAGGATCCATTTCGCTTAAAGCCATATCGTTGTCCGGATACATAATGACGAATGGAAATGTAACTTGTTCTGCCAGGAAAGCCAGGTTTTGGAATGATTCTTCTCCCCAGATCTTCTTCGGCTTCCAGCCCATAACATTACACACGTAGTTTACTCTCACCATGGCCGGTGAAAGTTCTCCCTTAACCATGCGATTAAAGTCACGGATCAAACTAATGAATAAATAACTATTTAGTTGGTCCCAGGAATTGGGAATATAATACGTATTCCCATGGACCATAAACTCTATTTTGTCTTTCATGGCATCATTATGATTTTGTCGTCCGGAGCATTAAATGATGTTTCTGTATCTACTATACCGGAATCGTTGTTAGACAACATAAGGTCAATGTTCTTAAGTAGTGATTGAGCTTCACCGGTTAGCTGTTCAGCAAGTGCCAACATACGTTCCTGTTCATCCTTTCCTGATCGACTGGTTTTAGAGTCATCGAAGAGATTACGAATGGTAGATGGAAACTCAAGAATATCCAATCGACGCAAGGCAAGAGCAATCGTACTCTTTGCAAGAGCATGCAGTAGTAAATCCTTCATTTCCTGATTATCAACAACACGTTCAAAGTAACCGGTCATCCCTTCATCCAACACTTCTTTCTGAAGTGGTATGATCCTGAAGAAAAAGAGATAAGAGAGGTCTATTGAGTATAGAAAGTCAAAGTCCTCTGCTGTCTGGATCCGAAGAGAAGAAAGTAACTTGCAATAACGGGAATTCTTCCATTCTTCCAGACTTTCCTCCTTATCGAGCAACTGAATCAGAGTATCCATGCCACTGAAGTAGTTCTCAATATAAGACCGACGCATGGCTTCCATCTCATACTTGTAGATATCAACATCGGATTTTCGTTGTTTGACTACATCAAACACTAACTGTTTGGCAAGTGTTAAGTTGGCCATTGCAGTCAGCAAAGCATCATGTATCTCTCCTTCTTTCTTGAGAACTATATCATAGACTTCTTTAGAAAGGATAATGCATATCTGCTTCCGGGCAGAAGATGCTGAACTATTGAGGTCTTTAAACTCAATGTTTGTCTCTGAATAGGGTGCATAATGGCGGAACTCTGTCAGGTTTTTAAATAGCTCTTCTAAAATGATCATGATTCTTGCTGATTTAATCGTTCGTTTGGTTTAACATCTTCTTGACGACTTGGAATTTCCCGGTAAAATCCAAGTCTATAACCTTGCTTATACAGTGCCGGGAAGTTGATTTGAATAGCCCAGTTAAAAGGCTCACAGCAGATTTCTTCGTCTGGCGTAAGGGACATCAGGTAGATCAGATAGTTGTAATAAGCGTCGGATCCGGACTTGGATATCACGCCATCTTTTCCAACACTGGAGATAGAGGAGTCGAGTCCGACACTTGATAACAACACCTCATCAGCACGCTTATCATAAGAGATCAACGATTCGATATACTCTTTGTATTTCAGGTCGACAGTTTCGATTCTCCAGCGTTCTTCTTCATTACTACTGCTTTTAAAACTGATTGTTGCATAAGCCTTCCCTTGGTTATCGGCTCCGGAGAGATATTGTGAAATCTTGCGGAGCTCGGACTGGATATACTTGATCAGCGTGGACTCTTTGAACTCGGTACCTATATCAATGCCATTAAACACATATAGCTTCACTCCGTCTTTATCCCGTTTCTTGTTCTCATCGCAGAGCTTCTGTATCTGAGTGCGCTTAGCGTTTATCCAGGCATTAGGGATAATGATGTGTATTTTGGCTGCCAAGCTATTGCGTAAGAAAGAGTTAATATACCGAGCTGTCGCATTAGAACCTCTGATATACTCCTTAGTGCCTTCATGCGTTTCATTTACACCATAGAACTCATCGACTGACTTCTCCCGGTGATGCGAGATGGCAGCATACTTATAATTGGCTACTTCTGCCAGGTTAAACTTTGGGTAAATCTTGAAGTTGGAAATCCCGTAATTCCAGCGTCCAACTGCAATAAAGCGGAAATCACGGTAGTAGACCAGATCGGTAGCGACATCCTTTTTTGTTGTGGCCAGCCTACAATGTCTATTCTCCATTGCCTCAATACCGGCAACAGGCAGTGCCCCCAAGTTCCGACCTACGGAGAATCGCCATTTTACAAAGTAGTCACGAAAATAATAGAAGTCTTTAATTAGAGCTTTAGCTACCTCTTTATAATCGCTTTCAAGTCCACGGTCTTTCCAACTATCCAACCAATTCATGATCTCCGGACACTCAACCCATTCACGCTTAAACTTACCATCAGAGAACACTGTCTGATACACTGCCGGTCCCTTTCCGTACAGCATATTCACCTGCTTGGTAATTAAGCGCGGCAACAATCGATTCTTCTTAAGGTCCGCAGCCACCTCCTCACACTTCATGTTGTTATAGCCACGGCTACACACTTGATAGCCATTAATAGATTGCCACTGCATATCCGGTAATGGATTGTAGTCTCCTACAGAGAAGCCTGGATCATCTATACCGGTACGGGGATTGTCCCCAACCTGAAATGATATTACATTACTTTCATCGATGTAGCAACCATAGTCACCTAACATCTTTACGTCACTCATAACCAGTCGATTTTATGTAGTTTAAAATTGTCCTGTGGAAAGCCCATGTAACGGATCAGGATCCTGTAGCACATTTTTGGTTCCCCATTTGCATCTGTGAAAAGAAACAAGTTCTCACCATCGATACTAAACCTTTCATGTGGTAACTGAGTCCGATACTTACCCCCTTCCCGAATCACCAATTTAGCCGATGCTTCACCCTTCTGCCTCGAGTAAGGGAAGAAAGCAATCGTAAAGCACCCATCAGGCAACTTCGATATTTCTTTTGCCCATTGCAGTGCATGCGGTCCTGTCATTGTCGTTTCCATGCTCGAAAATACTTGTTTCTGAGCCTCCCAGAAAGGACCAGCAGGATGGCATCCTCATATTTCCAGCCAAAGGCCGAAGGCTGCACCTCACATCGGATTATCAGTGGGGCGTGGAGATAGGGAGCTGACGAAAAAAAAGAAATAAACTTTTGAAACGTGATAAGATTAATTTTCAATAAGTTAATATATTTTTCAATGTCAAACAGAACAATTTTTATAGATAATACAAAGTTTTTCATGTGTACCAAACTTATTATATAGAGAAATTATCAGGTAAATCAGTCGGAATTGAGGATAATTCAGCCTGAACACGGTCGCCGTAACGTCCAAAAAGCAAGTAAATAAGTGCACTTGGTATCTGTGTTGTGAGGCCCGCTTGAAGTTTAAGCGGTACTTTTACCTCAGAAGTTTTATCCAACTCAATACGGCCATCTGTTTTTTTGAGCGGCGACAGCATGATGGCACTACAAAGGTTCTTGCATTCGTTTTCGTCAATAAGGATGCGGGGCAATGCGTTACTGCGATTGCCAAAGATAAGAAGCAAGAGCTTGAACTGTTGCCAGTGGTAGACAGTTGCCTGACCTTCGTTCATCAGCTCGACAGTAAAGCCGTAAGACTCCAGCTCTCTCTTGAGAATGCGGGAGTCGGTGGTTATCTTTTCCAGATCTTCTTTCTTCTTGTTACCGGCACGGTCAGGATAGAGAATGATGTGTTTATTGACAGCATCCTGACCGAAGAACTCGTAGAACTGCCGGGCAAGTTCCGGTTGTTCGTCCGGATAATAACAGAAGAACTCCTTCAGTATCCTGAGTTCCGAACCGTAGTCTTTCTCCTGACCAACGGTCAGACTGGAGAAATGTCCGGGATCATAACCGACGAGCAGCTCGTCGCGCTTATTATAGTGCTTCAGGTAACGTGCCGTTAAGATGAAGTGATCCCGGAGGTCAAGTTTCAGGATGGACTCATAAATGTAGCTATCGGCAAACTGATGCAGGTCCTTCCTGAAATTAGCAAAAAACTTGTTTACAACTTCCTTGTGGCGAATAGCACAAATGGAAGTCAGAAACTCGTCAATATCAAGGGTTTCAATCTGAGTCTTGAAGAATTTAGGCCCTAATATATCTTTGTTACAGAATGAACTGGCCCGCACGTACAAGGTAGCGTTACGACGCATATCAGCGAGACGAGGTTTCCAAAGTGCGAGTGTACGTTCTACTTTTTGAAGCTCGAGGCGGATGGCTTCAAGAATAACCGGATTAGTAGTTTGTTTTTGTTGAGCAAACAGCTTGTAACGCTTGTACATAGCTGCATTAACGTGAAGGGAAACTGTAGCTATTTCCTCAAGAAGTGCTTGGTCGATATTGTTTTCATACTCTTCGAACCAGTCATCTTCGCCAAGATCCACACGAGCTGTATCGGAAACACCGGTTACACCCTGATAGTATTGCGACATACGAATCTCAGCAGAAGATCCACGAAGTGACGGAAAGAGTCGAGTCTTCAGTTTCTCACCTTTGTTGTGCTTCATCTCTTCAATAAAGGCATGTACACCGGAGCGACCGGCAACAGATTCCGGTTGGTCGGAACTCACCATCTGCAAATGATGACCATCGCGAAACAGGATGCTGTGTTTCGGGTATGCAATGGGATAGCGTGGATGGCGGAAGTGAGAGGGTATCTTAGCCTCTCCAACAACATAGTCTATCCCGTACTCCAACATCGGACGAACACGTCCGGCAACAGTTACCGGCCGAGAAAAATATGCCTGAATATTAGGCCAGACGTTTGTCATCAGAGCAATATATGTTTTGTGCACCAGAAAAGAAAGTTCTCCAGGCATGTCATTGGCAACCCGGATAATACGTGGTCCCATAACTCCTTCAGTCTTACCAACTGCACGGGCACCTTCAACAAATATATTGTTAGGATCCAGCACATTCACCTGAATCTGCATGGAGTTCATGTAGTAACGTTCGAACTCAACTGTAGCATCGAAGGTATTATCGCTACAAGAAAGGCTGTCCCGGGATTGAGAATAAAGTTCTATCGACATAGTTATTCTTCATTGACTTCAGTAAACTCAGCCTCCTGGATATCAGCATCACGCAGGAGACGTTTTTTCTCTTCCTTCTCGATCGGAAGTTTATCAATCAGATTCAAATAGAATCCTTCGTTGTGTTTTGATGCAATTTCTTTCAAAGACTTCTTAGAATATCCAAGTTCTTCAGGAGTGATCTCTGGGGAAATAAGGAAGACAACACCAAGATCACGATCGGCTTCAGCAATCTCCGATGCCCGGCGACGACACTCGGCGGCAGCATCGTAACACTGTTTCTGAGTTTTATAGTCACCACGGACAGCGGAGAGTTTAGCCAGGTCCTCATATTTATCCGCATAGTTTGACTCCCATACTTTGATAGATACATTATTATCAATCGAAAAGTAGTTGATGGCAGCATATATACGTGCTTTACAGGTACGTTCATCAAGATTAAGGTGCTGTAAGGCATTAATACGCTGCTTTAGTAATTTAGCAGCACGGGTAATGTTCCGTTCGTATTCGTATATTTCAGCAGCCCACTGCAGCTGCTTGAGGAAGAGTTGCACATCAGCCGGTATGCCATCACTCTTCCCGGAAACCAGGAAAGCAGATATCATGTCCGGATGTATCTTATCAAGTATATCAAGTTGTGTCATACGCCGAATAAATTCTTTCGAAGTTCAAGTTCTATACGTTCATTTTTGCGAGTTTCCAAAGCAGTGATAGCATCAATCTCGCCAGCTTCAGCACGTTTTGCCAACTCTGCATCAATATTATACTCACCCAAAGCACGCCCATTGCTGTAGGCATCGTTGTAAACATCACCAGGAAGACCGATACGAATGGTAAGAGCAATTTTCTCTTTACCCCGTAAGCCAAGAAGGTTACAGATACGCTCTGCAGAATATCCAAGTGCGCCAAATGTGCGCACTTGAGATACATATTCATCACCAATTAAAATGGCTTTATCCACATCAGAGGTTGGTGTCAGTTCTGATTTCATACGATAATTTTTGAAGTTTCCTCAGATGTAAGAAGTTCCCCAGAACGAATTACCCGGACGAGCTGTTCCGGGAACATAGACCGGTACCGATGAACTGTGCCTGAAACATAACGAGGATCTATTTCCATAGCATGACATATACGGTCAGTCTGTTGGCAAGCCATCAGAGTAGAACCGGATCCGGAGAAGAAATCTGCAACTATCTGACCGGATGCACTGGAATTACAGATGGGATAAGCCATCAAAGCAATGGGTTTCATTGTTGGATGGATGACATTGCGTTGGGGTTTATCGAAGTTCCAAACAGTGGTCTGCTTACGATCGGAGTTCCAGTAGTGAGCAGCACCAGGTTTCCATCCATAGAGGCACGGTTCATGCTGCCATTGATAGTCCTGCCGTCCCATAACCATGGAGTTCTTTACCCAAACGCAACATTGGGCTATTTTGAAACCTGCTTTCCGAAGAGAGACCCGGAAGTTCTCACCTTCGCTGTCTGCATGAAAAATATAATAGGATCCGCCAGGCTTCAATATAGAAAACATAACTGCGAACACTTGCTTCAGGAATGTAGCAAACAAATCGTTCTCCATGGAATCGTTTTGGATAGTCAGTTCCTCCTCAGTCCCACCCTGATAAGCAACATTGTAAGGTGGATCGGTGACAAGCAAGTCAGCATGCTGTCCGTCCATCAACGCAGTGACATCCGATTTTGAACGGCAATCACCACACATTAAACGGTTCTTACCAAGTAACCAGATATCTCCTGGTTGCGCAAAAATGGAGTTGGCATCGTCTTCTGTAGGAACTGTGAAATCAATGGCATCTTCCTGAATATCGGTTGATTCATGCTCTGATCCGAATAACGGAGCTGCATTTTGACTGAAGTCGATGGCTTTCACTTCATAACCAAGATTGAACCGGGAAAGAGTATCGGTATCGATGTTGTACTTTTTAAAGAGTAAAGTGTCCGGGTTCTTAGTGGCGAACTCAGAGTTGTAGGCAGCTATTTCCTCGACTGCTTCTTTTTTATCCGCTGCGAAGATTGGTTCATACGGAATCTCCGGAATGGTAAAACCAGATTTACGCAGAGCAAGCAGAGCTTTCCTCCGTTGATGGGCATCGATAATCCAGAGTTTTCCATCAGGATCCTTCCAGGCTTTAAATGCATACTTGAAGCCACGAGTGATGATTAGCATCTGCAGCTTCGATAACTTGTCAGGATCCGACTTCTTGAAGTCTTCCTGAAGCTCTAAGAATGAATCCAGCGGGGCAGTCGGAAGACCACCCAAATTAAATACTTCTATTAGCTTTTCCATGATTAATCTTTATTTGTTGTTGATTCGAGAATTGCTTTGAAAAGGGCTTCCCGCTCTCGATGACGGCGAAGGTTTTCTTTGTCCTGAGCACGCCGACTTTCACGGTCGGCACGCTTCAGGTAGGATTCGTATCTACGGATGTTATCAAGTACATTCTTGTGATATCGCAGGAATTCCTGCGGGTTCTTCCGAAGGAGTTCCTCCAGTTGTGCTCTCTCGGACTGGCGGATGATTAACGGATGTTTGTACCTAAACTTCCCAGTGTCGTTGAACGACTGCAGCTCTTCGAACGCCAGCAGATTCCGAATGCGGAGCTCTGCCATATCAGTGACAGCTCTTTCAGTCGGGTTCTTGTCCAGCTGCTCGTCGAGCTGCTTCATTTGTTTCCAACTTACGATTCGGTCGTTGTAGAGGATCGTGGCCGTTTGGACTTGCGGGTCCGAGAGGTTGTCCCAGTCGATTTTGGGGTACTCTTCGTGCTTTTGGACTTTACCATCTTTAGTGTAGTAACGGCTTTTTTTTTCTCCTCTTCAAGAGCAGCTTCAGCACTTTCTGCTCGTTCTTCAGCTTCCTCAGCACGAAGTTCCGCTTCTTCGGCACGTTCTTCAGCTTCTTTTGTACGAAGTTCCGCATCCTCAGCACGCTCTTCGGCTTCTTGAACACGCTCTTTAACTTCTTCTGTATGAAGTTCCGCTTCCTCAGTACGCTCTTCGGCTTCTTCTACTTGATTAGTTACCTCAGACACCTTATCAGGTTGTTCCGGATTAGGGCCTGGAGTTTGCTCAACAGTACGCCGATTATTGCGGATTTCATCACGTTCTGCAACATCCAACAACGCATATAGGATGTCATCAGCATATCGCTTCGGATTACGTGAAAACATACTCAATGTTGATAGTTCGGGTTGCTTCTTACGCAGGAGCTCAAGATCCTGCTCTGCAGCATCCGGATTACGAAGTTCCGTATAATGTTTTTGTTTTTCTTTGAAGGAATACATATAGGTTGAGTTTATGGGCGGATCGCTCCGCCCAGGTAAGTATTAAGCTGTCTGGATCCGGCTACCGGGAACCTCGACAAGAGTAGTAGTGTCCATGACCCGGAACGTAATCTGAGAGCCGGCACGGGCAGTCCATGTTGCACCATCCTCGAGGACGAATGCAGCACCATCGGCAATAGTGGCCGCTTTATCGGTACCAGTTCCCTCAAGCGTTATATACCGGCCTTTATCGTTGGCAGTCACTCCAGAAATAGCATTGATAGCATAAGTTGCTGCTGATCCGTTCGGTATTTCATAACGGTTGCTCTCCGGTTTGATAGCAAGTGTCGTAGCATCAACTGTATGATTAGTTGCTGGGGCACGAACGATATCACCGACATATTTACAATACTGATCGATAGATGTACGTTTGAAAGTAAAGGTTACATAGCGACCATCCTTGTCATTCTTCGCTTCGAAAGATTGCAGAATCATCGGACGATCATATTCACCGATAATGTACCACTGGTCCTCACCTACTTCCTTAAACAAGATGACAAACTTACTCCCGGCGTGCTGCTCTATAAAATCTAATAGCTGGTCGCGCATACCACCCATAATTATTGCGAAGCTATTTTCCCCAGAGGTAGTGATATCCCCTTTCTCACCAGTTGCAGTGTAAGTGGGAATATCGTGGGCTTCAAAGTATTGCATGTATTGTCCTGCTTTCATCGGAATAGTACTTACCTCCCTATTGGCATTTTTTTTGGGAAAGCGCACATTATCATTTATCTGAGAGAGTTCTATCAAGTAGACTTTATAGGCAATGTTAGAGCCATGTGTTTGACGATCGGATACGTCATTAACGTTACCAATTAACATCATTGAGGCAAATGTCGTACCACCTAAACCAGGCATACAGATATGTGCGGATGCTGCCGGATCCAAGAAGAGCCATGCAACGAATGCAATAGCGAATAGTACCATTAGCGAGAGAAAGAAGCGGGTTTGCAACTTGCGGGCAGCCCGGTATCCTTTCATTGGATTTGAAATTTTTCTTGCTTTCATATTTTTGAATTAAATGTGATTTAAAAAAGAAAGGGCGGGCATTACACCCGCCCCAACCAAAACTAACTAACCTATTGAAACACAGAAATGAAAAAGTATTATCTTACTCCAGGAAGATTGGGCTGAAGGTCTGCATTAACCTTACGTACACCTCCGACACAACGTTCAAGTTCCCGGAAGTTACCATCTTTATTCAGTACCACCATAATGTAATCCCCCACTGCTGTCGGTGTATATGCTTCCGAAATCTCAGCAAACTTGCCGGTTTTCGCAATGGTAGACGCATTGGTTATAGATCCACACTCAATAATGTATCCAACTCCGGCTTTAGCTCCAGTGATATCAGTAATCGCCGTGGCTTTAGAGTTCTCGACTGTTTCTTGCCAGAATCCTTTCGATGCAGTGATTGTAGTGGCATCAGCATCAACATTGACAGATGGCTTGTTCATGAATATCTGTTGCCATTCATAGTTGTTAGCAACCAGTTTTGCACGGGTATCGAATCGACGCCCAACGAATGCGGCAGCAAAGCCTTCTTTCCATGTAGACCAAGCCTTGACAAGCTCCATATCTTCCTTGACCTTGATAGATAACATTTCACCGGGAATATACTCAAGGCACTGAAGGTTTCCGGGAACATCCATCATCATGAAAGGCATCTGTCCAAGATAAGGCAGCCAGATAATGCGCTGACTCGTATCGGGAACCACATACAGATAGCTATTAGGACCTGTGAAATCGGTATCCTTACCATATTTGGCACGTACATTCTTAATCCACCAGGGTTGGTGTGTCTTATTCAGATAAAGAATGTGTTGATCCAGATCCATATCCTCGGTACATGATGCAACAACATCGGCATGGAATTCCTGAACTGCATCCAACATATTAGCTTGAGTGTAGGAGCGATATGCTGCATCGTCATGCAACAGGATCTTGTTTTCATGATGATAACGGATCAAGGTATAAAGGAGACCTGTAGAAGAGTTCAGATAAGAACCGGCAATACCAGTTTCCGGTTTAACATAGATACCACGCATACGGCGTTTGTTTTGTTCAACCTGAGCTGTCTCCAAAGAATTCAATATACAGAACTCAATCATAGACCATTTGATAGGATCGGAACCTTCTTTATTGAGGTAAGCAATGTATTTACGTTCCAAGTCCTTCATCGGACCGAACTTCATCTTGATCATTGCATCGTCAACATGGCCCATCTCGTTTTCAAGTTTCATGTCACCCTTGAAGACTTCTCCCTGCTGATAAGCCTGAGAAACTTCAGTGAAGAATGCATTGAACACAAGGTCATGATCCTGAATTCCATAGCGAACCGGGAAGTACTGAGTCAGGTCACGTTTGCTTAACACCCGAGCAATCAACTGATCCTGACGCAAAACGACATGCTGGTTACCGACTCCGGCTGTATCAACACCTTCATAATTGGTAGAGAACTCACCCGCTGCGAGCTTCTTTACATCCAGCATGTGGTTTTGATGCAGATAGTTGTATCGTTTCCTCAATGAAACAGAGTAACTGACAACTTCTTTACGGAAAGAGCCACCTTCTTCGTTCTCTTCCGGATCTTCCATAGCTGCAGCTATACGAGGGTTAGCAGCAATCTTATTCCATCGGTTGTTCATCGAGAACATAGGGTGTTCTATGCCAAATAAGAACTTAGCGGTATTTCCCGGTCCATTAAACTGAAGATTGGAAGCTGTAGCAACTGATACCGGGATATCGGCTGCCGCCTGATTTTTCAAACCATCAACAATAGCCTTAACCAACCCTGCAGACTGAGCTACTGTTTCCGGAGATGCCGGAGCCACATTCTGAGGTTTGCCATTAGTGGGAGTGCCATTTTCGCCTTTCGGTTCCTGATCATCATCATGACCGTTAAGAGGAACGATAATAGAATCCAAAATGGCCTGAGCCTGATTCATCGCTTCCTGATCAAGCGGGTTCTGATGTGAAGCCTGGTCAGCAGCCATGTCATCCTGAAGGGTTACTTGAAATTCTTTTTGATAAGCATCGACAATAGCTTTCCAATCTTCATTGGTAAGTTCCTTGGATTTTGCCTTATCAACCAGATTTAATGCTTCAAGTACCTTCCTAAATTTTTCTTTTACATTCATACTGAATAGATATTATTAATTATATTAAATTGAGAGCACGCTGTTTCAAAGCTTCATTAGCGAGATATCCCTGAGCAAGTTCGTAAGCTGCAACCAGAGCTTGTGGAAATGTAGAGGTACCATCAATTAGACCATTCTCAATGGAGTGATTCGTATCAAATGTTTCTCCACGGAAGACCGGATCGTCTTCAGGACGATCGGTCAACGTCGAACGGCAAGATCTTACCTCTGAAATAAATTGCTCTGCGAGAGGATTAAGTACATCTTTACGATACTGTTCCGGATGACCATCAATCAGGTCCTCTACCTTTTTATTCTTGAGGTCAGATTGATCCGCTTTAACTCGAACGACTTTAAGACCTAACTTTTCATAGTATCCCTGGAAATCAAGATACTCGAGCATGGTGCCGATACAGCCAATCTGATCGTTCCTGGTTAGAGCATGGATAGTTGTGCCATGACAGGCAATGTAATAGCCGGCAGAAGCACATACATTCTCAATAAAAACGAATACAGGCTTCTGAAGAGAGCGCATGGTTTCGGAAAGCCGGTCAAGATACCAGGCTTCTCCACCCGGAGTATTCACATGCAGGAAATGACAAGCAATGCCCGGATTGGACTCCGCAACAAGAAGATCCTGCTCAAACTGTTTAGTAGAAAAGTACCAACATGAAGTAGCAGTAACAAATCCCCAAACACGATGATATGCAATACTGCCTTCAGGAAGATCATCAGCATGAAAGTCATCGGTAACATTGATACCCTGCAATTCAGAATGGGCAGAAAGTTCCTGCTTCAATACATTCAGGACTTTTGTGGAGATCTCCTTATAAGTAGGTGGATCTTTCACGATGAACAGTGATCCTGGAACAGGACCATCATTAGATAATAGAGGGAAACAGTCCATCATCGCAGAGTTATAGCCCTCAGCGGTGATGAATAACTTACTTGAAAGAAGAGTTTGTCGAAGGAAAGTTCTGTTCATTACATATCTTTTCAGCGAAGATATGTAATGAACAGAAGGCTATGAAGGACGGTATTCAGCGAGAAAATGGGGATTGAAGCATTTTGCACTCGATTTTCAACTTGGCCGAATTAAGATATGGGCAGATGGAAACGATTGCCGGCAGATCATTATTACCCAACACAACTTTCCCATTGGAAGTATCAGTGAGCTGTACTGTCACTTTTCGTCCGGAAGCAAACTCCTGAAGGGTGTCTCTATCCGGTCTATCAATTACGATATCCGTACTACAATTAAATAGGCTGCCGGAAGATGAATTTTCGATGGTAGGAGCCAATGAAAATTCATCTGCAATGAACCGATAGTTCTCTTTACGCATTTTTATGCAAGGAGTAACTAAAATATTGATGGATAGTTCTTTCATATACATTTTATTAAATTGATAATCAACAAGTTCGCCACACAACGGACATTTTATCCCCTGTTTATGGACAAAACAGGTAGTTCGGTCGGTGATTTTTCAGGTGTTTTTTAACTTCTTTTTATACTCTCGCCGTTTTTCCCGTTTTTTAAGGTTCTCCCGCCATCTATAGAAGTTCTTTATAAGAGCATCTTCTGAAATGGAGTCAATGCTATAAGAACACAAGAATTTGTGAACAACATCGATGTTGTTATACTTATGCCCGTTCTGGTCATTCTCCAGAAGTGTTGAATGTAACTCCCAATTCAACATACGTCCCACTTCCTGTTCAATGATCCTGGCTGATCTGGGAGAAAGGAAGTTATAGACTTTAGGATCCTTTCCAATACGACGTTCAGGAAGCACAAAGGTCAGGTTACCAGTATCAACGGGAGACTGATTGCATTGTCTTTTTGCCATCAATGTCCAAACGATGTGATATAAGTCCGTATTATCTGGGATTTTTAAAGGTTCATCCGCACCATTGTTGTATTTTCCGCGCAAATACTCAGCTAAGTAAGGTTTGATTTGAATACTCGTTGTAATCATTGCTATGTTCTCTAAATATTATTTTGAAATAGTTTTTATTAGTTTTTACGTCCAACTGTCCAACCGTCCAACATAGGGGTTAAATCATAACTAAAGTTACTGATATTTATTTAGTTACGCAAATTTACCCAACTAAAGTTAGTGTTGGAGGACGTCCAACACGTCCAACAAACACCTATTTTGTTGGACGGAGCTAAATTTTCAACGTTGGACGGTTGAAAACAGTAAATCCAACACGTCCAACAGCGTCCTACAAAACAACAGATATGTAGGATATATATATACTTTAATAAAAACATATACTACTATCCTACAGGCTTTTATATTTTAAAATGTTTTTTCTTGTTGGACGGTTGGACGGTTGGACGCACTTTCTGAAAAGTTTTCTTTTCAAAACTCTCGCTCTTTTGTTCTCTCTTTTTTTATTCAGGGGGTCTGGGGGATTGAAGTGATATATCATAATAGTATGGTTTTAATAGGAATGGAAAATGTCCGTATATTTGGAATAAGAAAAAACAAAGAGGCCCACCGGATGAGGGCGGGCTTTATGGTTCTATGATTAGAAAAACTCTTATCCGACAAAGGTTACATTACAATTATGGAATATAAACTCCGGGTGACGTGCAAGCCAAGACTCGTAATTTCGCTGACGTTTAAGCTGGCGACATTCGGAAACATAGCGGTGGTACTCTTTACGCTTGTCAACCAGAAAAAGAATCAGAGATTCATAACTGGTAGCTCCCGCAGTTTCTATGCGACCAGAGATACTAAAGATTCCGGTAATGATATTACCTTTAACGTTCGGTTTGCGCAGATAGCGAATAGTACATCCGTGAAGATCGATACCATAAGCAGAAAGGTCAATGTAAGGATTCCCAATAAGGGCAATGGGTGAATTGCTACGCGTTTCGTAGGTGGACGTTCCGAAACTGTCGTTAGCAGCACAGCCGTGGAATTGGTTTGATTCGTTAAGCATAAACAAATAGTTGTTAAAATGAAAGTATCCGTGTCTTTCCCGCTGCTTAACACATTCAAACCAAATGCTGTGATTCCATTACAGTCCCACACGGAGGTACACGGATACCAAATATGATACACTAATAGTCTGGATACAAAGGTGCACAGTAAATAAAACCGACCACCCACATTGGGTTTGTTATACCCATTGATGGAATTAAATATGCGCTAATTCAATTAGCCCTTGTTTTCCCTCATTATTGTCAACATTGTGTCTGCAAACTTCAGTGCAAACTTTTTCAATGTTTCTACTGGTATTTCAGCTTCAAAAGTTGATTGCTCTCCGTAGAGGTCTTTAAATCGAAGATGAGTAATCTTTTTATTTGTTCCACGGTCTTTACTGATAGGAGTTACCCTTCCATGTGCAACAGAGTTTCTAATGTGCTTAACAACTTCATCAATCTTATATTGATCCTTCTCAATCTTCTCTATATGCTTCTTCTTAATACCCCAATTTTCATCCAAATCACTTTTCGGAACCTTGCCATACCAGACTTGCTGGGGCACCACAAGAAGTCCCATCAAACAATTCATACACAAAGTTACTTCATACTTTTCTTCTGGTACCTCAGAAAAATCAGTCTTGTCATACTGCTCTAAAATTAATTTAGTTCTTTCGATAAAATCGAATTCTCCCTGTAAATAATGGCTCATTGTTAGTTCTTTTATACCCGTTAGTGGAAACTAAATTAGTACATATTTAATTCCACTAATAGATTTGTTATATAATTATCGTAAATTAATAGATTATTTTCGTCTTATGCAATACTTATTCAGATTATTTTACTCTTTAGTTACTTCTTTTATTTCTCCTATCATTTCCTCAGTAGAAAATATACTTTTGAAATTGTTGATTCTTTCTTTTTTGCGCAGTTCGAGCAATTTCTTTTGTTTTTGCTCTGCTTTTTTCAGCTCTTCTATTTCCTTTTGTATGGGGTGAGTGGTAAGAGACTGCTCTTTCTGAGAAATTTGAGTTTGAATTCGAGCTATCTCTTTAAGGTTCTTCTCGTCATCAAGGTATGAGCCGAAGAGAATGTTGTCAATGGTGGTATATACCCACAGTTCAAAATCCGGGTTGAGCCAGGCAGCAAACTTGATAGCCAGCACACGGTGCATAAATGTACCACTTTTCTGACTGGAACGATACAAATCAGACTGTAAAAAAACCTTTAAATAACCGGAATTCCGGTTATTTAAACATGCTTTAACAAATCGTTTCGTTGATTCGTTTTCCATGAAACCGTTAATACTTTTACCAAATATTTTCGCCATTTGGGTTGCATTTACCATCACATTCTTATCTTCAATTTCAAAACCTACAGTTTCTCCGTTATACTTAAATTCTTTCTTTTCCATAATTGTAATGTTTAAATAGTCCATATTAATTTACATCAGAAATCAAGTTCTTGTTTGCTTTCAACGTCAGGCTTTCGCTGAAGATCTATGTCATACAGCTCACGGAAAATATCATAATTGAGAGCAATACAACTGGAGTTTGTTGATTGCTTTTCCATCTTCCGGACCATGGTGTTATCTACAGAGGTACCGGCTGCCGGATCAAATGGCAAGTCTTCTTCAAAACCTCCCCTGGGTACTTCGACCACATCATACCAGTTGAATCGCCGGGCATGAATCAGACCGATGTAACTCGGATGTGAGCGAAGATTCTGCTCGATAGTAGACTGTGTTGAATCCTCACTGTTGTAGGAACTACGAGCAAACTGAGTGTAAACAGGACTAAGCCGCAAGAATAGAATACGTGTGCCGGCAGCGAAAGCAACCTCTTTCTTTTCGCCTCCCGGCAACTTGATCGTAACCCGGTCTGGAGTATCGATAGTGAAGTCGCGCCCTTCACGCACAGCCTTGCTGTCGATCATGACATCCATGGCCTTAAAGAAGGTGGCCAACTTATCGGTCTTGCTGATCAGCTCCACTTGGAACTTGATTTTGCTGCAAGCGATTTTGAAAAAGTCATCGTAACTGAAAGGCAACTTTAGCTCTGTATAATCTTCAACCAGCCGACAAGTAGCCAAGAAGAGTGATGCTGTTTTCATTAACCGATCAATTTCTCCGGTATTGATAAGTGCTTCCTTTAGTTCATCGTAACACCGTTGCTTGAGTGACCGGAAATTCTCCATTACTATTGGCCGTAGCTTCAGAATCTCAAAAAGTACATTCGACAATCCGATCTTGGCCGGATCCTCAATCTCCTTGAGTTCATTAAATAGTTGCACCTCCTCCGGAAGACGGTTCTTAGGTTTAGGAACCTCGCAGACAATAATACGGGACATTAGGGCATTGTCGTCGCGCTGGGGCGTTTCCTGCCCACAAATAATAACCGGTGCGTATATTTTCTCAACTTCGATTTCTTTGCCGACAGTGCCCTTCCTTTTTTGTCGGCCATCACCGTCATAGACAGCTCCCTTCAGGTACTGGAACATGATATCCTGTATATCCTTATTGTTGTATTCGTCAAGTACGGCAGGAACATCCCGGAAGGAAGAGAGCAGGGAAGATAATGCCGGCAGCGTACCGGTATTCAAGTTGAAGATCGGTATCTTCGGAGAGATGAACAAGGATCGGATTGAGATAGCGATCTGAGTCTTTCCGGAGGACATGGGACCCATGAAGAAAGGAGCTGTGAATAGGCGATCAATGTTATGAATGTTACTACGGAAGGCGCACATGATGGCAAAGAGAACAGCCCATTTACCGTTATCATTGATTTTATAAACCTGGTCCATCAAGCTGGCCCATCGTTCGAAAGTACATTGTTTTTCTGCAGGAATATCCTTATAGACCAATTGGGAAATAAGCTCGTATTTATCGGTTTGTCTACCTGATCCGGCGTAAATGGTAGAGAATGCCGGAAGATAATAGTTCTTGTTATTGTGAGTGACAACTCCGAGCTCGTTAACCGGATCGAAACGGGCCTGCTCGTCGACAACATGAAAGATACCATTGGAGAAGGCAAAAAACATATTATCCTCCCGGCGGGATGATCCATCGGTTTGCTGATTTCCATAGGTCAATATCTCTGAGCAGGTAACAAAGTGCCGGGACATGTACTCCTTGATCTTTGTCCAGTGTTTTTCTTCTCCGGACGTGAAGTTGACAGCTTCTAACTGGATCAGTTCTTCCTCGATGGTGGCTTTCTTAAGAAGTGACCTGGAGGGAACCTCAATATAAAGGGGATTCTTATAATACCGGCGGTTAATTTTCAAAACTCGTTTATTGGCAGCTTTGTCGTCTGAGTATATGTGCAGAAGGGGAGTCATGAAAAAATCGGCAACTTGTAAATGCCCCCCCTTCTCTTGCCGGAACATGTAGCACACCGGTTCACCTTCTTTATTCAACTTCGGATAGAAACCACATTGACGGTACATCTCGGCATACTCAGGATTTTCATCGACATAACTCGGCTGGCATTCCGGATTGTATTCTTCATCTGCATCATCATCTGTACGCTGGGCAGCGATGGCCATGCGTGATTTCCGCTTGGCCAAGTAAGGTTTTAAAATTTCCGTAAGCGATCCCTTGTTCAAATCAAGGGAATCATAGAAGTATTTGAAATTAACCACCCGGACTGAATCATCCGCATAACTTATCAAGTCGGCACAACGTTCGATAAAAGGGGTTTTCTCTCCATAATAAGCAACTAAAAATTGGCCATACAAATACACATAGTATTTAACGAAAGTATAACTCTTATCCGTTGACTGTACTTCTCTTTTATACCCTTCATCATCTTCCTCTTCTTCCGGCTCTTGTTCGTTCGCAGGAACAGTAACTGTTATATTTGTTATGCCGGCACGATATAACATAGCCAGAGCAGAAAGATAGTCAGATTCATTGCCATCCTTGTTAACTGATAACCCCAAAAGGTTCGTCGTAAAAAAGGTACATTCACGACGGATTTCCTGAATATCCGTTGTCGACGGAACGCCATGTATTAAAATAACCGGAGAATCACCATATAAATTCAGAAACTCGGAGAAATCGGAGGTCAGAATACATGGTTGGCCTTCCTTACGCAGTTCTTTGATTAAATCGAGTCCATAAACGCCAGGCTTCAATTCCTCTTGTTTTGGAGCCTCCTTTATATTCCGGCGGATATCACGTATTTTACGCTCAAGAACCTCAGTATTCAATTCGAAGCGGGTGGCCAAGACATGTATATGACTTAGCCGTGAAGTTTCCGAGGAGATACAAGAGATAAGACCACATATTGTATTGAGAATCTCTTCCTGTTCGTTCGGATCCGGAGAAAGGTTCTGTTCCAGAAAAACATCAGCGAAATAAGTAGGAAAATCTGTTCTACGATTAAGTAACCATCTACCCGTATTTTCCTTTTCCTCTAATGCTATGTTATCCGGGTCCTTTCCATCAGGAAGACGAACACAATTTACTAAGAATCCGGCACGTAATAGTTGTTCGCAATTCTTTAAAGAGGCTTTGAGACCAGCCGGATCAGCATCGTATAGTAGTGTAACAGATTGTGTGAAGCGACTGATCAGTCTTATCTGCTCCGGAGTTAAAGCAGTACCGGAACCGGCGATGGTATTCTCAACTCCAGCAGCATGCATCGACATTACATCGAATTGTCCCTCAACCAAGTAAGTGAAGTTCATTCTGGCAATAGAGCGTTTAGCTTGATAAAGTCCGAAGAGCTGTGTTCCTTTTTTGAAAACAGGAGTATCACCGGTATTCACATACTTTCCTGTATTTTCTTTCGGTGTGATAAAACGTCCGGAGAAACCTGTGATATTCCCATTCAAATCAATAAAGGGAAACATGATTCTATCCCGAAATACATCGTAGGTGTACTTCCGTTCATTCTCAGCCAGCACACCAACTTTCTTCAATATGGACTCCGAATAACCGGCTTGGATAAGTTCTTTATGTGCAAGGTTCCCTTCAGGAGCATAGCCTATCTGAAAATTTTGAACCACTTTGTCTGTTAGCCTGTACCCACGTTGATCGAGATAATTCTGGGCCTCGGGAAGATGATTTTGGAAGAAGACCCCAGCAGCCTGGAGAGCAATCCGCATGGCTTCTTTATCCTTAGCCCTTTGTACTTCTTCTTCTGTCAGTTCTCTGTTTTCTATTTGAATACCAGCTTTCCTGGCACACCATTCAACAGCTTCCGCGAATGAAAAATTTTCATGCTTCTCGATAAAAGCGATGACATCTCCTCCTTTGCCACAAGCAAAACATTTAAAAGTTTGTCTGGCCGGACTAACTTTCATCGAGGGATGTGTATCAGGATGGAAGGGACAGATTCCGACATAACCGGATCCCTCCTTCTTGAGAGAGACAAATTCACCGATGATATCAACTATATTTAGAGCTGACTTTACCCGGTCAATGGTCTGTTTATCAATCATAATTCATCATTATTAAATATATTCAACTGGCGCGCTTCGAAGGCTTCCTGGAGTGTAATCCCGAAATAATCACAGAGCGAGAGATATTCTTCATTTGTGATGGGTTTACGCCCATAGTATAAATCCCAGAAACGCATCTGGTTGATACCGACTTCTTTATAAAATGGGCGATTGGGCATGAAGTTCTCCGGGTGTTTGAACTTCAGACTCAATATTTCTTGTACCAGGTTCCGTTTGACGACCTGGCGAATGACGATTTTGCGCCGATGCATGAATAGCTGGACCGCCAATTCGGACCGGCCAACGAATGCAGCCATCTCAGATAAGGTGAGTTTTCCGGCATTATCCCGGATATATTTTTCCTCTTCAGGAGTCCATCTACCGTTATTCATCTTTTGGTTCTATTATAAATTCGACAATTATCTTCAGTAAGTTCATAATCCGGATGGCTATCGATGTAGGAACTGCAGATGCCAAGAAACGTTTCACGTCTATAAACTGGTACTGAACTTACAATATCGTAGTAATGGTTTAGCTGTAGCTTATCCAAGGCAGTAAAGACGCGCTGTTTATATTCATTAAAGCCATCTATGCCCATATTGAAAACTGCTACTTCAGCCCAATCTGGACTAAGCGTTATTCCAGGTTCTTGAATTCTTTCGCTTGTTTTTCCCATTGTAGTATTGTTGGAATTGGTAAGTCATAATTTCGCTGACGTACATTAGATCTCTGCGAAAAACAATGGCCCGTAGCGTCCCACCGTACTTTCTTATGATAAATTGCCGTTTTTCGCTGGCCATCGATTGTCACTTTCTTGGAAATAGGAACTGTACCGATAACTTTCCGCACCTCTCTCGATTTATCGGTATATTTAATTTCCTTAATTGTGTAGCCACATATTTTAATGGCTTCTTCAAATATTTTAGTTGGGTACATAAATTATCAGTTATTAA